AAAAGAACTTATAGTTTTCTAAGTCGTGCGGCAACGTATTACAAGCCAGGAGAAAATACTCCAGGCACACAGGCATATTTGCTTTGGGGCGGTCCTGCTGGACTAACTTGGGCTAAAAACATATTAGACAAAATTGAATAAATTTATATAAATACACTACGAACAGAATTATCTGTTCAACAAACTTAACTCTAGAAAGAGGCGCAGATACAATGACTGAACAAAACATTGGCGACACAGAAGGCACTGATACTTCTCAAAATAATAATCAGGCAACAGAGAAAACTTTTACGCAAGCAGAAGTAAACGCTATTCTAGCAAAGACTAAAACTCAGTTAGAAAAGAAGTATACCAGCAAGTATGAAGAACTTGGTGATCCAGAGCAACTACGAGAAATCGTTAGTCAGCATCAAAAGATTCAACAAGAACAACAACTCAAGCGTGGAGAGTTTGATCGTGTTATTCAAGAATTAGCATCTAAGAAAGATGCAGAAATTCAAAAGAGGGATAGAGTAATAGAAAGTTTCAAAGTAGAAACTCCTATTGTTGATGCCGCGGCACGTTATCGTGCTGTAAATCCTGAACAAGTTAAAGCATTGATTCGTAATCAAGTTAGACTTAGTCCAGAAGGCGATGTTGAAGTATTAGATGAAAAGGGTTCTGTTCGCTATGATGACAGCGGTAAACCCGTAAGTGTAGATAGTTTTGTTCAGTCATGGCTGCAAAGCAATCCACATTTTGTGTCGGCAGCACCTGCCACAACTAATACTAAAAGCAACGTATCAGGCAATCAAACAAAGAAGTTAGACATTAGTAAACTGGATATGAAAAATCCTGAGCACAGAAAAATCTATGCTGATTATCGTAAGACAGCAGGATTAGCCTAAAATTCATTTAAGGAGAATTCAAAATGGCAGGTTCAACCACAACAACACTAAACGACTTACTACCTGAAATTATTCAGGAAGCAATGTTCGTAGCATCAGAGCGCAGTATCATGCGTGGTCTGGTAAAGAATTACACTTTGGCTCCAGGTCAAGGTAAAAATGTTAATGTTCCAATTTACCCAATCCAAACAGCAGCCGCTGTTACTGAAGGTGATGAAGTTACTAACACAGCAGTTTCAACAAACACAGCACAATTAGTTGTTAGCCCAGTTGCTATCCGCACATTGTTAACTGACTTGGCTCGCACTAGTGCTAGTTCCAATGTTGTTGCTGATCTAGGCAAACTATTCGGTGAAGCCATTGCTCGTAAGATTGACACAGACTTAACAGTATTGTTTAAATCTTTGAACGCTGGTGCTGGTGATTACACTGGTGCTATCACAGCCGCAGACATCTTTAGAATGGTTGCTAAGTTAAAGGCTGCCGCTGTTCCTACAGAAGGCATGGTCTGCGTATTGCACCCAGAAATTGCTTATGACTTGAAAGCAGCCTTAACAACTGCAGGTAACACACCTTTCACAGCAGGCGCTTACAGCGATGTTTCTAACGAAGCAATGCGTATGGGCTTTGTTGGTATGTTGGCTGGTATCCCTGTTTATGAAACAAGTAACATTGCCGCTAACATTAACGCTGGTGACTTCCCTGGTGCTGTATTCCATCGTGATGCATTTGGTCTTGGCTTAATTGGTGACATCAGCATTGAGACACAACGTCGTGCAAGTTTCTTGGGTGATGACATTGTATGTTCAGCATACTATGGCACAGGCATCCTACAAAACAACTACGGTCGTTACTTGGCATTTGACTCAAGCATCAACCCTTAATTGCTAAATTAATCTAAAGGACTATCACAATGAGTAACCCAAATTTTGTATACAGTGGAGCAACTTTTTTGCGTTTCGCTACTTTTGCCGAACTACAGGCTCGTGATAGTCGTGTTTTTGAAGCAAATGAAGATCTTACACAAGCAGAAATTGAAAACTTTTTAAACATGGCCAGTCAGCGTATCCTAACACAAATTAGAAATACCAGTTGGTGGAGAGAATATCAGCGTAGAATGGCAAACATCATTGATCCAAACCTACTACCTGCTGTTAATCCAAATTATATCTTAGCAAGGACTCAGGAATTCAAGGATTTAAATATATATTTGGCATTGAACGAATATGCATATCCTAGTATTGCTGACTTTGGTAATCCTGATAGTGCAGAGATCGCAAAGATCAAGTTCTACAAGGACAGCTATAATGTATTGTTTGACGAAGTAATTGAAGCAGGCGATTGGTATGACTTCAGCGAAAACGCAACCATCGATACAGCAGACAAGATGGCTAGTTTTGTAAATAGGATTCGTGTAAGATGAGAACGCAATTACTAACTTATTTGACGGCACAACTGACTGGTAGCATTAAGACCAGTCAAGAACTGCCTTTTCAAGAAGGAACTAATCCGTTATACATGAAGAATGCTCGCAGAGTATATCTTGATGAACCCTATACTGAGCAAGACACCTTGTTGCCAACATTGGGAAGTTTGCAGATCAATCAACGAATAACTATCGTAAGATGGTTCTTAACAGTTGACGCAAAGCAACGAAACACAGATTTAGATTCAGCATTGACAATCTTAGGTAGTGCTAAAGATATCACTACCATCACAGGCGTGTTTACACGCTTGTTTGACTATACGGTCAGCATAGACAATGATAGAGTTGTCTATGAAGGCGAGTATAGATTCGCAAATTTAGCATAAGGAAAAAATAATATGGCATTCATATTTCCAGCACCTGGCGTAACCGGAGTTGAAATGACTCTGGAAGTTAAGGTCACCACGGATTCTGTAAGTCTAACTATTCCAGCAGTTCAAGACATCACTGTTAACAACAGTAATGATGTATTCACTTGGACTCAATTGGATGAAAGTTCAAAACTACAAATCCCAACAACAGCAACTAACAGTCTTGATTTTAACATTGTTCTAGACCAGACCAAATTCTTTGGCACTGGCACTGGCACTGATGTTGCAGTCAAAGAAGGTATCTTCGGTCTAAGCAAGAGCAAGCGTCAAGTTGAATTCACTCTTTATATGGGTGATACAAGCACTGGCACAACAGGCAAAACCCTACAAGGTGTTGCTTATGTTACCGGTCTAGCACCAACTGTATCAGCAGACAGTCCTGTCTGGGTATCTCCAATTACATTAACTGTAACTGGTGACTATACAGTAGTTTAATTCTCAGGGATGGGAAGTGATCAAGGATCTTCGGATCCTTTTTCATTGGCTGAAATAATGTATAAATAACAATGACAGGAGATATTATGATTTTTGATAATAAAACTGAAGATGAGATATTTCGCAGTATAGAAGCAGAGGTTGCTAAAGCACTCAGCGAATTAAGATGTGCCAAAAAGGATTTGGAACAAGCAGAAGTTAGAATGAAGTTTGCACTAGCAACTATTCATTACTTAAAACAAAGATATGAGGATATGAAATGAAATTAACACAATTAAGCAAAAAACCCGAACTAGTAAAAGTAGAACTCACGGATGAAGAAACCATTAAAGAATATGGTGAAGCACTTGAGTTTTGGATCTACGACAGAACAGGCATGGATGTATTTGTCAAAATGGCCACAATGAAAAGTGAAGACTTTGGTGACATGGTTGAACTTGTAAATAAAATGATTCTTGATGAAGATGGCACACCAATTGTCAAGGATGGATACTTGTTACCCAGTAATATTTTAACTAGAGTAATAGGTAAGGTAGTAGAAACATTGGGAAAGTAACGCAGGAAGCCTTAGATCCCGAAAGCGTTGAAATGAGTATGTTACTCAGTATTGATGCCTTAGGGAAGCGTTATAGTTTATTGCCCAGCGAAGTAATGTCCAAGGCTTCCACATTTGATTTAGTAGTATTAGATGCGGCATTAGGTTTTCAAACTTATATGCAGGATAAGGCAGATGGTAAGAAGGCAGCACCACAATTATCTCAGGAAGAGATGATGGCAGCATTGGAAAGGGTTCGTAAAGATGGCAATGACACTTAATATGAGTGAAGTTAATAAGATGTTTGAACAAGCAGAAAAAGTTGCACAAACATTACCCAAAGAAGCCTATGACTATTTTGTTGACAGCACACCAATACGCACGGGCAATGCACGACGCTCAACAAGTCTGCGTGGTAATACCATTGATGCTAACTATGCTTATGCAAAACGCTTGGATCAAGGATACAGTCGCCAAGCACCAAAAGGTATGAGTGATCCTACTGAAAAGTTTCTACAAAAACGCATTGATGATTTAATAGGAAAAATTAAATAATGGCAAACTTAAAAGTTACACTTGAACTAGATAGTCAAGGTTATGTTCGTAATATCAAAGCGGCAGATGATGCTACCAAACAGTTTAACAAGGATGCTGTGTCAGGTGCTAAAGATGTAGATCGTGCATTTGATACTTTAACATCACGCACTGATAAATTATTTGGCACTATGAGCAGACTTAAAACTGCATTAGTTGGTGCGGCATTAATTAGTTTTGGTCGTGGCGCTATACAAGCGGCTGATGCTATCAATGATCTCAGTGAAGCCAGTGATTTAAGTATTGCTAAGATTATACAACTACAAGAAGCACTACAACAAAGTGGCGGTAAAGCAGATAGTGCTGGCAAACTTATCACAACATTTTATAAAAGCATTCAAGAAGCTCGCGATGGCAGCGATAAAACTCAAGAAGCTCTGGGCAAGTTAGGTGTAACATTTCAAATGCTTAAGACTGCTACACCTGAGGAAATGTTGCAGACAGCCGCTAATAAATTAGCTGGTATAAAAGATCCAGCTGAAAAGACAGCACTAGCCATAGACATATTTGGTAAATCAATGATTGGTGTTAATCCTGCTAAGTTTGCTGAAGAACTTGGATTAAGCACAGCAGAATTTGAAAAACAAGCGGCTGCAATTAAACGAGCCGCAGACTTAAATGATCAGTGGGAAAAATCAATCACTAAAATCCGTTTAGCATTCTTAGAAGCATTTGGTCCTATTATCAGTGGATTAGGTAAAGTCTTAGAAACATTAAGTAAAATTCCTTTCTTGATTGAAGCAATTAGTATTGCTCTATTGGCTATTCCAGGCGTATTTGTTGCCAGGGGTCTTGTTAGTGCGTTTAGTTTTGCATTAAAAGGATTAGATGCACTTAGAAAAGGTGCCATAAGTGCAAAAGTGGCAGTAAACGGCATAGGCGGCACCAAGCAAGCATTGTTAGCACAACAAAATACTGCCGTTGCTCAGGTATTAAGAAATAAAGCCAGTGTAGCTGGTGCAGTTGGAGCAGTTGGTGTAGGTGCCGCACTTTCAATAGCAGGAGATCGCCCTGGAGCCACAGCAGGTGAAGATCCAGAAGCAGTTAAAAAACAAACTAACAACGCTGTTCAACTTGGTAAAGAACTACAAGGACAACTTAATAGTGTTCAAAATCTTGCAGATGGTTATCGTAGAGCCGCACAGGCAAATATGGATCGTTATACCACAGAAGTTGATATGTTGGGTAAGAGCAAAGAAGAACAAGATATTATCAAAGGCACAGCGGATATTAATAAACGCTATGCTGATCAAACTGCGGCACTTGAAGAAAAGAAAAAAGGTGCCAAAGGTGCTACTCTAGCATTAATTAACAAAGAGATTGCCAACTTAAAAGATTTACAAACCAGCGAACTTGATATATTCAATATTACTCGAGAACAAACTCGTGAATATGCAAGACAGCAACAAGAAGTTAAAAACATTCTTGATTATATGGATCAAATGGCACAGGCACAGGCAGAGATTGCCAGCTTTGCCAGCACACAAGATGCCGCAAGAGTAAGTGCATTTGAACAAGTTAAATCACAACAAGAAGCATTTGATTTATTGGGACAACGCGAAAAACTTGAAAAGAGCATTGCTAACTTGCGTGGCAGTGATCAAGAAAATATTAAAAAGTTATTTGACTTAGAACAACAACGCAAAACACAGTTAGAAGCCATACAGAAAATACAAAACCTACCATTTGAAGGTGTTGGTGGTATGAAGCAAAAGATGGAAGAAATCAATGCGTTATATGATACTCGTCGTGCTAACATTGAAGCCACAGCAGCCGCAACAAAAGTAGAACAAGATAGTTTTTCAGCAGGTTGGCAACAGGCAGGTGAAAAGTATCGCAATAATATTAAAACTGATTTTGAATATGCACAACAAACAGCGCAGAATTTTACCAAAGGCTTTGAAGATGCCATTGTTAAGTTTGTTCAAACAGGCAAGTTATCATTCAAAGATCTTGCTAATAGTTTAATTGCAGACTTTGCTAGAATACAAGCACAGAAAATGCTAAGTGGATTATTTGGTAGTTTATTTGGAGGTGCATCAACAATGGCTGGCGCAGCCGTATTGGGATTGCCTGGCTTTGCCAATGGTGGCAGTATTAACGGACCTGCTATCGTCGGCGAGCGTGGTCCAGAACTATTTGTTCCACAAAGTGCAGGCCGTATTATTCCTAATCACGCACTAGGCGGCGGACAACCTGTTGTTAATAATAACACAACAGCAGTTACATACAGCATACAAGCAGTTGATGCTAGTAGTTTTAGAAGTATGTTAGCCCGTGATCCAGAGTTTATTCACAATGTAGCTGAACAAGGCAGACGACAATTACCAATAAGGAGCCGTAGATAATGGCATTACAAGACATAATCAATACAGCGAGTAATATTGAAATTAACCGCAGTAAACTAATAGCACAAACAGTTAGTCGCAGTGGACGAATCAGTGTTGCTAGTCGCAACTGGGCTAACCCATTTAGATTCACAGTTACACCTAAACCTGTTTGGACCTACACTGAATATAGAGCAATATTTGAACCAATATTTACAGCAGATAGATATACCACACAGACAATAGCATTGACTAACTTTAACACATCCACTGGAGCACTAACGCAAACAGGCATGTTTTGGCTTACAGAATATCAAGGTGCTTTAGCAGGTTCCACAGATCAAATCTTAGATGATTATACAGCAACATCAATGACAGGCAACGCACTGACAATTACAAAAACAGGCACACCTGCTAACGGAATTTCTATATTCAAAGCTGGAGATTATTTAAGAATTGTTGGCGGAGCCTATCCGTATATTGTCAGCAGTGATGTTGTAACAAGTGCAAGTGCTACAGCAGTTGTAACAGTTCATCGTGGTAAATTAGAAACATTTACTCCTGGAGCAAGCATCTATGTTGGACGCAGAGCCGCAGTGTTTAATGTCATAGTCAGCAAACTGCCACAGATTAGATTCTTACCTGGGCAGTTAGTAGAATTTACCAGCGACTTTGAAATGGTTGAGGAAATACTATGACAACAGCAATTCCACAAGTTGATGTTAATAAGATTGAATTTGGTGTTCTCATTGATTTAACACTGATAGCCATCAATCCTACAACAGGTGCAAGTGGCACAGGCTCAACAGCAACAATAACCTTTGCCACACAAGCAACAGCACCGTTTGGTGTAGGTGATACTATCACAGTCAGCAATGTAGTTCCTACAGCATACAATGGAACATTTGTAGTTACAGGTGCAACAACAAGTAGCGTAAGTTATGCCAGCACGGCAACAGGCAGTCAAACACAGGCAGGTGTTATTGGTTTAACTTATTACATTAGTAATTGTTATAAAGCAGTAAGTCATAACAGCAAGGCTTATCAAGCATTGGCAGGATTCTTAACAGTCAGTGACATACAAAGTAATATTAGCAATGCCAATGACGAAATACAATTGACTTTAAGTGCTATTCCCTCAGTTTATATTGCCGCAGTGTTAGGCACACAGATCAAAGGTGGTGAAATAAACATTTATCGTGCGTTCTTTGACTATACAACGCAAGAAGTTATTTCAGGTGCAGTATATAAAAGATTTACCGGTGTTGTCAGCAATTTCAGTGTTCAAGAAGATGTAGATGTAAGTGATCAAGACCCCACTGTTACACATACCATTACGCTTGTTGCAAGTAGCATCATGGGTGTGTTGGAAAATAAAGTAAGTGGTCGCAGAACAAACAAACAAGACTTTCAAATTGTTTACACCGAATTAGTAAACAGTGCCACTGATCCAAGTATGAACCGTGTTGAAGCATTGTTCAATAGTAGCTTTGACTTTGGTAAGCCGTATGTAGCTCAAGCAGCCAGCACATCAAAAGGCAACAGCGGCAGCACTGACGCAGCCGGTGGCACTGTCAGTGAAAATCAAACTTCAGGCGAAAGATATTAAGCATGATTAGCATAGCAGATATCAAAGAAGACAAAGAAATAAATGAAATTGTTTATAACTATTTTTCTAATCACTATAAGAATCAGCAACGAGCATTTGAAGAATTTAAGAAGTTAAATACTAAAATGAAACTTAGTCCAAACACCAAGTTAGTTAAGTTTGGAAACATAGTGTTTTTATTAAAGTTGGACGACGATGAGATTGAGTTTCACAGCATAGGCAAAGAGACATCAACCTTTGCTTACATAAAAGATTTACATGAACTTGTTGATTACGCAAAAAAGTTAAATGTCAAAGCAGTGTATTCATACAGCAATGACAGTGTATTTGAAATAATATTTCGTCGTATCAAATTGAATTTTACGCAGGATTTGAAAGTGGCTCCCGATGGGAACACTTATAACTATTATAGATTGGAGTTTTAATTATGCCGATTTTTGCCTATATAGGTGCCGCAGTTGCAGGATGGTTCTTTGCCGCAGGCACAGCAGCCTTTATTGCTACATCTTGGTTAGTGTCAACTGCGGCAGCATTCGTTACCAGCAGAATTATAAATGGTAATGCCAACAAAGGTAATAACTCAGCAGGCAATCAAGGTGGACGCATACAAGTTCCTCCAGCAAGCAACAATAAGATTCCTGTGGTTTATGGCAGTGCTTATGTAAATGGTGTTATCACAGATGCTAGATTGATAACCACAGATCAAAAGAAAAATGATACAATGTTTTATTGTATTGTGTTAAGTGAAACAAGTAATAATATTCCAGTAGGAAGTCCTGTGTATGGCTTGGAAGGTGTTTATTGGAATGACCTAAGACTAACTCCTGATCCAACATACTTACATAAAGTTAAAGATGGTAGAAAAGTAGTTGATGGTGCAATCGTTACTGCTGGTGCATTCCTAACAAACAGCACTTATATTATAAGAAGTATTGGCACTACAGACTTTACACTAATTGGAGCACAATCAAATAATCTTGGACAAATATTTACAGCAACAGGTCCTGGCACTGGCACTGGAACAGCACAAATAGAAGATTGGAAAGATGAAAACTTTGTTGTTGATGGTAAAAATCTAGTTGAACTTAGAGTGTATGCTGGTGGTAGTGCGGCAACAGATCAAATATATCCTCCACAATCATCCGGCCAAACACAGGCTGCCTATGACTTCTGGGGAGATAATGACAACAGTTGGACTACAGATTATGCCATGAAAGGTCTAGTGTTTGCCATAGTTAGACTAACTTACAATGGTGAAAAAGGTTTTACAAGTTTACCCAATGTCACATTCCAATTAGCCAACAATGTAGCAAATCCTGCTGATGTTTGGTATGATTACATGACATCAAAGCGTTATGGTGCTGGTATTGATCCTGCTTATATTGATGAGCCAGCAAGACTTGCTTGGTATAATTACTGCGAAGAAGACATCAGTTACACCAATGCTGCCGGAAATACAAATCAAAGCACATTACGATATAACATCAATGGTGTCTTAGACACCAGCAATCAAGTCAAAACAAACATAGACACTATTTTACAAAATGGTGGTGCTTGGATGAGCTATGATGTCAGCACAGGCCTATGGACACCTGTAATTAAGAAAGCCATTACTGCTGGAGATCCCACAGACACAACTACACATTTTACAGCAAGTAGAAATGCCGGAAATGAATTAACTGTAACAGTATTTCCAGAAGGTAGAATTGAAACAGGACAACTTCTTTATAATAGTGCTGGCACGCTAATTGGCACTATCACAGGACAAGTTGCACCTACCGCAGGACAAACAGCAGGACAAATTGGAAAATACACAACATCAACAAGTGGTGCAATATCATCAACAACCTTTTATACAACAGCACCCAACTTACTTGAGTTCAGTGATGACAACATTATATCTGGTATCAACATTAGTTCAACAAGACTTGATGACTTATACAATAAATTAGAAGTAGAATTTTTTGATAGATATAACAAGGATCAAAAGGCATACTATAGAGTAGATTTACCCGAACTGCAACGCAATCCCAACGAGCCAGACAATCAACTACGAATGAGTCTGGACTTGGTTAACAATTCAATGCAAAGTGATATATTGGGTCAAATAGAACTGCGTCAAAGTCGTGATGACTTAGTCATAGAATTTACCAGCAATCACTACGGCATACAAGCACAGGCAGGAGATGTTGTTGCTGTGACATCAGAACTATACGGATGGTATCCAAAGTTATTCCGTGTCATGCGTGTCAAAGAACAAGAAACTGAAGATGGTGGATTGGTAGCACAGATACAGGGATTAGAATATAACGGTGACGCATATACAATAGAACCCATCACAGAATTTGCCACAGAAGCAAATGTTAAAATTGGTATTGGTGTATATGGAACAAGTCCAAATATGCCTTTACCACCAAGACTAGCCATTGTTAAAGTCAATGACACTGATCCTATTCCTAACTTTCAATTACAAGTAAAGATACCAACTGAAGGTGGTCCGTATGATGAAATAGAATTCTATGTCACAGAAGGTTGGGATCAAATGTCTGTTACTGGTAAAATTGTAGCAGGTCAAATTCCTGTAATAGGAGCATCAGGCACAGGTTCAGTGGCAACTCTTACATTTACGCCAGCAAGTCCAGCATTTGTTTTTTATGAAATTGGTCAAGTTGTAACTATTGCTGGAATGACTCCTAGTGGATATAATGGCGTTAAAACTATTACAGCGGCAACAAACAATAGTATATCATATGCCAGCACAGCAACAGGATTTACCACAGGCGGAACTATTACCAGTGAAGTTGGAGCAAGTCAAAGTATAATGACTGTGACAAATGCACCGTTTGGAATAATTAATGTTGGAGACTATTTTGACTTAGGTGGTGTTACAGTTGTTAATCAACTTACAAATGATCCTGTGAGTAAAACATTTGTATCCGGTGGAGCATTTACTCCAGTGCCAGTGAATACTGTAACATTAAACAACACCACAGGACTACTAATTGGTAATACTTTAATAGGCACTGGACTGCCAGCAGGTGGCGCACACATTACAGCAATAGCAGGCAATCAAGTTACATTGGATACATTCTTTACAGCACAGGCCGCAGGCACTTATACAGTCTTTGGTGGCTTAGGCACTTACACAGTTAGTTTGCCTATAACTACATCAGGCACAGATGACATCTTTGATTTGCCAATACCCAGTGATTATTATTTCTTTAAGAAAGCAACTCCACCAGGCAATAGCGCAACATTTACCAATGGCGAAACAATTACTGTAACAGTCACAGAATTGCCTGCTAATACACAGACATACCGTCGTTGGTTTATTATATCACGAATGGGCATTAAAAAGCGATTCGGTGCATTCAGCGAACCTAGCACAGTTGATAAAGATGGTAACTTTCAATATGAACCAGATGCAGGTGGTAGCACTACAGATGTGTTAAATATAAAAGAAGCAATACTGAAATTAGATTTCGGTAATTTTGTTATACCTAATAATGGTTTTCTATTGTTTAGAACATTGAATCCTGTGGATTTTGGTAATGATCAAAACCTGGGCAGTAGTGCTCAATTAGATTTAGGCTTACTCAGTGTCACAGAAAACACTGTTACAGCCGGCACAGATGTAGAAACATTTGTATGGCAAGTTGACCCAATATAAGGATTTTTAAGATATGGCATTACAATTAAGAAGAGGAACAAACGCACAGCGTTTGGCAATAACACCAGCAAATGGTGAATTAATATTTGTCACTGATTACACGAGTGCAAGTGTAACTCCGTTATGGGTAGGCGATGGCACAACTGCTGGCGGTGTCAGTGGTGATACTAATACAACTTACACTCAAAATATTAGTTCAGTCTCAGGTGGAGCAAACTTAAATTTAGTTGGCAGTGACAGCACAACAGACACAGTTAAATTTGCCTCTGGCACTGGTGTAACTGTGGCATTTACGGATGCAAGCACAGCCACTGTTAGTATTGGACAAAGTGTAGCAACTTCAGCAAGCCCAACTTTTGCCGCAGGTTCGTTTAGCAGTTTAGTATTGCGTGGAAGCACCAGCGGAACAAATACATTTGTAAGCCCAGCAACAGCAGGCACACAAAGTTATACATTACCCACAGCATATCCTGCGGCAAATGGATATACATTACATTCAACTACAGCAGGTGTATTAAGTTGGGCAATAGATGATAGTGTAACTTATACTCAAAATATTAGTAGCACAACTGGCGGTGCAAATTTAAATTTAGTTGGCACTGATTCAACAACAGACACAGTTAAATTTGCCTCTGGCACTGGTGTAACTGTGGCATTTACAGATGCTTCAACTGCTACTATTACTAACACAGGTGTTACCAGTAATATAGCAGGCACAGGCATTAGTGTTAATAGTGCAACTGGTGCAGTTACCATTAGCAACACAGGTGTTACTAGTTTAACAACTAGTTCAGGACTAAGCACTAACACAAATGCTACTGGTGCAGTTAGTATCACCAACACAGGTGTTACTAGTTTAACAACTAGTTCAGGACTAAGCACTAACACAAATGCTACTGGTGCAGTTAGTATCACCAACACAGGTGTAACCAGTTTAGGTGCAGGAACAGGAGTTACTTTATCAGGCTCTACTGGTGGTGTTACAGTTAGTATTGGACAAGATGTAGCAACTTCAGCAAATGTAACATTTAACAGTATTGCTTTTGGTGGCAATTTAATAACTCATGGCACTGGCATAAGAACATTTTCTGGCGGAGAATTTACACTGTTTAATTTTGATGGAGGAACTTATAGAAGTGCTAAAATACAAGTGAATATAGGTTACCCCAGCTTCTTTCAAGCTGTTGAACTTTTCGTATTAGCCGGAGATTCAGATGCGTTTATGACTGTGACTAATGACCTTAGAACTAGTATTAATTTATCTGATTTCAGTGTAACACGCTCTGGAGGACTTATACTTGTAAAAGCCACTCCAAAATATAATCCAGGTGGGATTGACTTAGGAACACTATATAAGTATGTAGTAACATTCGCTGGCGATGTATCATAAAACTACTGAGTAGTTTAATCATAAGGATAATGAATTATGGCAAACAATAATTTTAAAGTAAGAAACGGCATTGACATCGGTCCTGTCACAGGCGAAACCAACACTACAATAGATGGTGCAACAGGTGATGTCTCTACTATTGGACAATTTACCTCAACACAGGCAAACGATGCCACAACAGGTCAAGCACAGATATATCTAAATGGTGCCACAGGTAATCGCATTGATTTTAATGGCAACGGACTTGCGGTTCCAGCCACAACTACAAGAAGTGCTGGCACTAAAATAGTATTATTTCCAAGTCTAAGTGCCAGTTTAGTTGATTATGCTATAGGCACTAGTGCAAATACTATATGGACCAGTCTTGATGCTAATAGTGCTACAAAAAGTTTTCAATGGTATGGTGGCACAACAGAAATAGCCAACCTAAATGGCGTGGGCGATTTACAAATAGATGGTGACTTAACTGTCACTGGCAATGACATCAAATCAAGCACTGCTACAGCAATTACATTAAGTGGTGCAGATGTTACTATTCTTGGTGACTTAACCGTCACTGGCAATGACATCAAATCAAGCACTGCTACAGCAATTACATTAAGTGGTGCAGATGTTACTATTCTTGGTGACTTAACTGTAAGTGGCACAACAACAACTATTGATACAGCAAATTTATTAGTAGAAGATAAGAACATTACTATTGGTAATGTAGCAAGTCCCACAGATACAACTGCCGCAGGTGGTGGTATTACATTGTTAGGTGCAACTAATAAAACAATAACTTGGAATAACGCCACAGATGGTTGGGAATTTAATCAAGCCATTACAGCAACGTCATTTACTGTTGATAGTAGAGCAAGTATTGACAGCTCAACATTAACTACTACATCCACTGCTACTGTAACATTAATAAATACTGGTAGAACAGCAATGTCAGTAATGATTACAGCAGTTCAAGGTGCTAATGTGCATTGTGTAAATGCCACAGTATTAAAAACTGGTGCCAGCACAGCAATGCTGACAACATATGGTGAAATGTATAACACTAGTTCATTGGTAAGTTTTACCGCTGATGTCAGCGGTGGTATCACTAGATTATTAATTACCCCAACAAGTGCAACAAGCACAGTATTCAATGCTGTAAGAACATCATTAGATTAAACATAAGGATTGTGTGAATTATGAGTAACGAAAAATTTAAAGTAAAATTTGGTCTCGCAGTAGGCGACACCGTGGCAACAATAGATGCCACAACAGGTAATATTGTTACCACAGGCACATTAGATGTGCAAGGTGGAACAATTACAGAATCAACAGGTGCACTAACCATTTCAACAGGTGCAAGCAATGGCGACATTACACTAACACCCAACGGCACTGGCAATGTTATTGTCAGCAGTGATTTAACAGTTAGTGGCGGTAATGTTAGTCTAAATAATGGCACTAGCAATATCATTGATTTTAATGGATTTGGACAAGGTGCTCCAACTACAACTACAAGAAGTGCAGGAACTAAAATAGTATTATATCCATCAGTGAATGCTACTTTCGTTGATTATGCCATAGGTGCTACAGCAAATGAAATATGGAGTAGTGTTAAGTCCTTTGATGCTGGACAAACTTTCAAGTGGTATGGCGGCACAACAGAAATAGCAAGTTTGGGTGGCACTGGTAATTTACAAATTGATGGTAATTTAGATGTTCAAGGTGGCACAATTACAGACAGCACTGGTGCACTACAGATTACTAGTGCAAGTAATGGTGATATAACATTAGCACCTAATGGTAGTGGCACAGTAATAGTAAGCAGTGATCTAGCAGTTAATGGTGCTACCAGTGCAGATATTACAACAACTACAACAACAGCATCAGTGTTCAACACCACAGCAACAACATTAAACATTGGTGGTGCAACCACAACAACTAATATTGGTAAGAATACTGGTAGTAGTATTGTTAATGGTGTTAATAGATTTACCAGCCCAACTATTTACGGATTTACAGGTGGCGCATCAGCTCCAAGTCGTGGCTATATGCAAAGCAATGGTAATACTGGTAGTTTTGCCACTGCAAGAAACAATATAGTAATGCGAACATTTCCCACTGCCACTGCTACCAGTGCCAGGGGTGGTTTAATATTTGAAAATGCCAGAGGCAATGAAACAACTCCTTCAGCAGTGGTCAGTGGTGATTTAATGGGCGAACTCAGTGCATTAGGCTATGCTACAAATGGATATACCAGTGATTATATTCTTGCTACTCCAGGCACAGCCTATTTTACACCCACTGAAACTTGGGCAAACACTGGAGGACCATATCCCACTGCTGGCACAGTAACTAACGCTGGCACTGGATATATTTTAGCATTACAACCAACTGCTACAAATCTTGCCGCCAGCAATGCTGGTAGAATAAATGTATTGAATATCAATCCACAGACATTTGCCAGTCGCAGTGACGCATTTACTTGGGCCAATGGTAAAACTGGCACAACACAGACTATGTCATTGGATGTCAGTGGTAATTTAATATTGACTGGTGATTTGCGTGTAAATGGTAATGACATACAATCAAGCACAGGTGCTACAGCACTTAGTTTATCTGCGGCTAGTGTCAGCACGCCAGGTAATTTTACTGCAACAGGCACTGCAACTTTTGATAGTATTACTGCCATTGATGCTCAAAGTAATTTATTAAGCACAAATACTAATGCAGGCACCAGTGTTAATATTAAAACTAACTATAGAACAGGCAGTGGTGGCACATTGGTAGTGCCAAGTGCTAGTAATGCATTAGGTAACTTCCGTTTCCAAAGTTACAGTGACACAGCAGACACTTATGTATTGGCTGGTAGTGTTCAAGTAACCGCCACAGAAAACTTTAGTCCAACTGCCAATGGCACTAAAGTTCTTTTCACTGCAAACAAACAAGGACAGAATTGGAGCACAGGAAATATTGTAGTAGCAAGTGTTAGTCCAGAATTAGCAAGTATTAGCAGTGATGCTATTACATTAGAATCAAGCACAGGTGCTAACTATTTGGTATTAAATGGCACAACTGCCACATTGACCAACACAGCAGGTAATCCATTGCCTGGTGGCAATATTAGTTATGGTAGACAATACATTGAAGCATACAGCACAGTGGATCAAACCAATCCTACTGCCAACGCAGAAAACTTGATGTCATTTAATAATACAGGTATCAGCAATGGCATCAGTATTGTCACTAATGGAACTACACTTACTCGTATTACTTTTGCCAATGCTGGTTTATATAACTTACAATTTTCAGCACAGTTAAGTCAAACTTCAGGTGGTAGTGCTAATACATTTATTTGGTTAAAGAAGAATGGTGCTACTGTAGCCAATACAGCAGGTGATACCAGAGTTGCTGGCAACGGTGATAGAATTATGGCATCATGGAACTATGTGTTTTCAGCGGCTGCAGGAGATTACTATGAACTTGCTTGGGCTGCCAGTGATACTTCAGTGATATTAGATTACATTGCAGCCGCAGGTGTAGTGCCAGCAATTCCCAGTGTTATTCTAACAGTAGTGCCAGTAGGCGCATAAAAGGAGCATAACATGAGACATTTACCAGAACGTGGAATGAGAACGAAAACTAATCGTAAGAAACCAAGACCAGGGAGAAAATAATGCCAGTAAGAAAAGTCACAGGCCCTAGAGGCGGAACAGGATATAGATATGGATCAAGTGGACACTACTACCCAGGACCTGGGGGAAAAGCTAAGGCGCAAAAGCAAGGTGTGGCAATACGCCTCAGCGAACAGCGAGCAAAAAAGAAAAAGTAAAACTATGAGTAAAGAAGATAGTGATTTAGCCACTCACGTAGCCTTGTGCAGTGAGCGTTATCAAGGCATAGAGGATAAATTCCATGATGTTGAAAAACGACTTACAAAAATTGAAGGAGATGTCAATGACCTCAAAATTCAAACTGCGCAGGGCTTTAGCGATGTCAAGTTATTGTTGGAGCGTCAAAATTCCAGTAAACAGGTTCAGGTAATTGCAACTTTCGGCACCATCATCACTGCTATACTGGCTTTTGTAGGATATCTAATTACAAAGTGAAAAGCATATCTAAATAGAGATATGACTACTAAAATTAGAAAAAAATGGATGGGTATTAGCCCACATCCTGAAGCACCTGACATCATGTTAAGCAGAGCAGTGAATTGGGCACCTGATTTTCAAAAGAAATACAGCACTATAAATGGTTATGAGCCCAACAACATCACAGCCGCAGTTGCTTGGACAACGATACCCAAAGACTTAATTGCCAGTGATGCTTTCATTTATAAAGATAAATTAACTGGCTTATGGGTGCAGGCAGTTGGTTATCCACTTATCACTAGAGAACAGGCGCAGTCTTGGATAGAACTACAGTTATCTAATGGTGCACAAGGTTATTGGTATAACCAATATGCAGTGCCTCGCTTACCACAAAAGCCATATACACAACGAGAAGTTCCTGCCAAAACTATTGATCAAATCACTTACATTGAAATGATTGCACATCAAAACAAATTTATGGTCAATGGCATTAATTTATTGGATCTAAATCCTGTGGGTCGTCCCAAGGACATTGATGTATATGCTGAACCTAAAGAACGAAAAATATATGAAAAGCGTGACCCCACAAAATTTCATATTAGAAGTAATAGCAAGTTCTTAATAACACCAAAAGGTGTTTATGCCAGTATTAGTAGTGCGGCTGCTGATATGGGCCTGAGTTTTTGTGGGCTTGCATATCATATGAAAAAAGGCACAGCAGGTTACACATATATCACTGTTGAAGAATACTTAATGCGAGTTGACAAGTTAAATACAAATAGCACTACAGAGTAGTGTAGATGATGTCTAATCAACATCATTGTTACTGCTAGTAAACTTTATCCCCAATTAGAAATAGTTGGGGATTTTTTTACGACTAAAGTATTAGAGTATATCAACTGAAGTAGTATATAGACCAGTGAACCGTGTATTTTAGACTGAAATAAGGTTTTCGTGTTAAAAACAACACTTTTTTCGCTGTTTTCAATGCCTGTATGGCAGGATATTTTAATTGGTGTAAATTAAATCCTGTGCTATACTATACACTTATTAACAACGAAACGAGGAGTTTCAAAAATGGCTACATTAGTTTATCAACTTGCTTATGACAGCGATAGTGACTGCGAAACCGTTGTAGAGACGGGCTTGTTCGTTTGCTACACTAAAGATCCAAAAGAAATCGTTGCTCGTGCTAACGAACTTTGGGGCAAAGATTGGTTTGGTCTATGTTATCAAGATTGGGATTGTAATGATCTTGATGTTGAAAGCAAGACACTTTTCAACAAGTCAATTTAATTGACAC